TGTAACTTTCCAACCTAATCGCATCATTGCATGTCTGTATCTTTCTGAATCTTTTTTATTAGGAACCCATATAGAGTCACCTACTTCCATGTTCTCTATATCTTTCCTAGTTTTTGATCTTGCATTTTCTATTGGTATATCTTTATCTATTTTCATTTGTTTTCCTTAAGGTGTGTAGCTAGGTAGTGCATGGCGGTATAGTTCTCATTTACTTTTAGCCTTAACCTCTCTTAAGTCCTCTTGCTTATTTGACCAAGCACTCACTCGTACAGGATTTTACAAAGACTCGCTCCCACCTAGCTACACGTTTATCTTCCTACTGCCTGCATAAATTCGTTTATATGCTCAGTCAATTTTGTTTGTCCATCTTTGTTTGCTTTTAAATCTTTACGACTCAAAACACCACATACATTTCTGATTACCTCAGATGCATATGTCTCATCGTTTTCTTCTGACTCGTCCACAGAATACAACTGTAGCCATCGTTCAGAGTTTAAACGTACCCAGCTTATGTAGCTGGGGTCACGACATATCAAACACGCACGTTTAAATGCACGTTCACCTATGGTTACTTCCTCCGGCACAACAGGGTAATCAGATTCATCTTCCATCCTGACAATACCCAACATATATCTAGCACCTATCGCACTCACAGATAATTCTTGTGTTAATAACTTAGGCACATCATCAGGGTGTATAAGGAACGATACTACTGTACCCTCCCTCGTCTGCCTGTATGCATGTTTCTTTGCCTCAACACCTTGTAATGCCTTCTCAAGCACATCTTTACTTACTGTCATACTGCGTTCCTCAATCCATAGTGTTCTAGGTTTTCATCAGAAGGAGTCCAATCGCCTTCACCTTGTTTAATGATACTCTCTAATGACCAACCACCCGTTAGATCATCTAGCATTTCAAACTGTTCTTTTGTAATAGTTCGAATACTATCAATGCAGACAATCCTATTATCTGCCCACCATTCATCTTCATACTGTTGTTCAATCCAACCAAACTGCCATGCAAGAAAACATTCTTCCCAAAAGTTTTTGTTGTCGTCTAATTCCTTATGAGTCATTTTGGTTTCTACTGCAACGTAGTCATAGTATTCGTGATCTCCATCACGACACATATCAGTTATTAAAAAGTAATTCATAGCCATAAGCCTATCTCCAATTCATTAATGTCATGTAGCACTTCATCAGGCAAGAAATAAGCGTGTCTGTTCGTACCCTGTGGGTCACTCCAATACTTCTTATCCTTACCATCAGCACCCATAATCCACCCCTTAATATAGAACTCAGGTGGGTTTGCATACACAAGCACGTAAGGTCTGTCGTCCTTATCATCATCATGTAGTATCAATCTTTTCTTACTATGATCTACTGTGCGTACTTGTAATTTCTGTACATCATCCGCCTGATAATCACCAAGCGAACCACTCCACCACAAGCCACCCCACTTAGCAACACAAGCCTCGCCCATAGTGCCATAGATGTTGATTGCCCATGCAGTCATGTCTTTAGGCGCACCATACTTAGGTGTACGATTGTCTCGTAGATTCTGTACCATACGCATAAGTCCTTGTTGTCCTGCTGTTAACATTTCAGCAGGTGTCAAAGTAACTTTTATTTCTTGTTGAACTCTTTCCATTTCTCGTTAACCCACTCCAAAGGGTCTATACCTTCCATCGCCCACCATCTATTCTCATTACCATGAGCATGTAATTGGCGGTGATGTTCTTCACAAAGAGGAACTGCGAACTGATCTCCTGTCCGCCTCATTCCTCTGCTACCTTCCATAATGTGTGTAAGGTGATGTGCCTGCGAAGGTCTACTACAAACTAAACAACCATGTGAACGTACAAAAGATAAATACTTTTGTGAACGTATCTTGTCTGCCCAATCGTTAGATACATCATCTTGAGGACGTTTGTTAGAAGGGGATGTCGTCATTAGATGGTTTAAACGATGTATCAGAACCTACTGCTGTGTTTTGAGTACCGCTTGATTGATAACCAACCTGCTTTGGTTTAGGTGTTCCTTGATAGTATGTCTTACCACCATCTTTGGAAACCTTCTTCCAACTGTTAGCCTCTAAGTCAGAGCCATTAAGAGTAAGACTAACTAAGTAATCAGGTCTCTTGTCTCCTTCTTCTTTGCGATTGTTTTTGTAGATACGTAGCTTGTGTTCCTCTCCGTTTACACGAAAGAACACGCTCACATCTATTGCACTATCAGCGTTCTCATTGTTAGGAAATATCCTTACGCTATCAGGGTATTCGTTTTCCATATTTTTTCTCCATTAATTAAACAAGTCATGTAAGGCAGGAAGTTTTGTGAGTTAACTGCCTTACACTATCCATCTGTACCTAAAGAGGACTAACCTTCATAACTTTGGGTGGCTGAAAGCACACACCCAGTGGCTAAAGAAGAAGGAAAATTAGTAAGGCTAAAAACCTTCTTCTTATACTTCATCTTGATCTATGACTTCTCTGATCTTCTTCAACTCAGCTACTGCCTCATCAAACTTTTTCTTATCTTGCCTTTGTAACTGTGCAGTCTTTTCTGCACCATCTAACCAAAGCCTTTCTACTTCAAGCACAGTATCTTTTCCCCTTGCCTCTTCAAGCAAGTTATCTATGAACACATGCAAATCTTCTGCCTTGCTAGGCTCTTTTACTTTGCCACCTTTCTGTACCTGTGGCTCAGCACCCACGTGATCTGTGTCTGCTATCTGTCCATCATCATCTACATCTGTAGCTATGTTAAGCATAGAACTCAGGGCATATCTACGCATGTACGTGAGCGCAGAACCTAATGCTTGTGCGCCATCACGCTGTTGTCTTAATGGCAACTCACTCTCTATCCACTCACCACTGCTATGCAGTAGCCTAGTGATTAAAGTATTGCCTCTGTTACTTACGATTGGTATTTGCACAACAGATAAACCATGCTTACTAGTTATAGGAACTATAACTTTTAATATGTCAGCTAAGTCAGCGTAACTATACTTGTAGCTTTTGCCATCATGTGTACGTACCTCAACTGTTTTTGTTTTAGGTATCGTTGGGAACTCTGATTGCGCCTCCGCTAATGCTGTGCCTAACTCACCTAATGTTTCACTAGTACGACTAGATACATTTACCTCGCCTGTACTTTCATTAATTACTTCCATCTATTTCTCCTAGATATTGATCACAAAATTTAGATACATCACAGAACTTACCACAACGAATCGCCTCGCCCTTGCGGTGTTCTATAATATAATCCTCGTGTTCCTGTAAAAATTCGTCAGCCTCTTCCTGAGTGTCATAGAGTTTAAACGCTCTCTTACCACCGGATTTCATCACCGCAAACTTGTCAGGTCTCTTCCATCTTTCCTCGTCTGTACAATCAGGCAGGGTGATAGAAGATAGCTGATGCGCCTCCACTCTGTCACGCACAAATTCTTCTTGTTCTGCAAAAGTCCATAGGTCTATGTCAGTTACAGTCACTTCACTTTGTGGGTAAGAGGGATTTCTTTCAGCCTCAAATGAGGAATGGTCACGTATGATATTAACAATCTGTAGTTGGGTTACTTCCCTACCATTCTTGCGAGCAAGCCAAGCATAAATGTTTAGTTGCTCTACATCACTACGTCTACCATTCATCACGGCATAAGCCTTACGGGTTTTCCAGTCCATAATTGTTACACCTTGAGGGTCTAATCTTTGTACATCTATTTGACCTGATACTGTCCATCCACAACACTGAGCAAAGTATCTTTGCTCTAAGATATAACCATCTAGTGTTCCTAATTCTAGGATATGATGCACCGCTCTTCCAAACAGAGACCACACTTGCTTGGATACATCTACTACGATTTGATCGTCATGTTGATATGCTAGGTGCGCTTGTCTAGGTGGCTTGAGTAGTCCAGTTGCAGATATGTCAGCCTTGCCACGTGAATACGTATCGCGGGCTACTGCTTTCGCAAAAACATCCGGAAGATTATTCACATTGCTATACTTCATATTACACTCTCTGCATACAAGGTATACACTTTAGTATAAGATGTCAAACATTTCTGTAAAATAAAGTAAAAGGGAAGAAAAATAAAAATGAACTTTAAAAAATTCTCCCCTCTTACCAACTAGAGTAATGTATATGAATACATTAAATTGTAGTAACTTTAAAAAAGTTCTTGCAATTAAAATACATTCTATAGTATTTTGTAAAAGAGACAAGCGGAGGGGTAAGACCATAGCACTTGTCATTAAATGGTTACTATGGGATTCATACACAGCCAAATGCGAGACCGAAAGTGTGAACGCAGTATGACTTAAAGCACTATTCTTTAAGTATGTAGCACACAAATTAGACACTAGGTGCAGTAGTCTAATGCCATCAGCGATGTCCGAGAAGATTAGCATGGTATCTAGGTCACACCCTTGCAATAGCAGGGGATGTGATACCTATGCCATAACTCAATCCTCAAAGAATAGCATGAGAGTAAGTCCATAAATAAACTGGAGAAAAAAATGGAAAATGAATATGCCTTTGAAGGTGTTGTAATCAGACTTAAAAAGACTGACTATGACAAATGGCTTAAAACCTTCACAAATATCCCCAACTTAGATGCAGTCCTTATGTCAAGGGATGTGTGGTTATCAGAAGAGGCTGACGATAAAGCAAGAAAGAAATGGTATATGTCTACTGTTAACTATCTTGTTAATGTAGATGCAAGATTCAAGGATAAGAATAAGAAAGACGAACAAGGAAGAAGGCTTGGAGAAAATGGCAAGCATATATTTAAGAGGATGCCATGAACGAAGTTAAGCTAAGCAAAACAATAGACCAACAACTCAACGATAAACAAATATTTTTAAGGCACTATGATGTAGGGCAACAAAAAACTACTTGTCCTGAGTGTTCACATGACAGAAAGAATGCACGTGACTTGTGTTTATCAATCAATATAAATGAAGAGGGCGCACGATGGCGATGTCACCATTGCTTGTGGGAGGGTAACGCATGGAAGGAATCATTAAAGAGACCGCCACAGATTAGAAAGGTTGCGCCCAAGAAACCATCCATAATACCCAATACAAAAAGTGTGCGAGGTACATGGGCGGAACAGTTCTTGAACGAGCGTGGAATAGATACGGACTTTGCTGACAAGCATGGGGTAGGTGTAGTCTCACACTTTGTTAACAACAAACGACAAGACTGCATAGCCTTCGTGTATAAGAATGAAGAGGGAGTGCCTGTAAATATAAAGTTTCGCACACCCGACAAACACTACGCTCAGCTACCTGATTGCGAGAGAGTACCCTACCTAATAGATAGTTTAAACACAGACGAAGATACGATCCTTATCTGCGAGGGAGAAATGGATGCCCTCACATGGAAACTTATTACTGAAAACGTAATGTCTATACCCGATGGTGCAAGCGACAGGAAGATGGATTGGCTAGGAACTTTTGACTTCAACAAATACAAAAGAATATATCTTGCCTTAGACAACGATGATGCAGGCATTCAATGCAGAGAAGAGTTGGCAAGAAGAATAGGTAGAGAAAGATGTTTCACAATATCCTATCCTGAAGATTGTAAAGATGGCAATGAGATACTGTGTAAACATGACAAGCCCATGCTCAAGCAGTGCTTTGAAACTGCCGAGCCATATCCAATCAAGTCTTTGTATACTGCGAATGGATTCATGGAAGAAGGGTTGCAGTTGTATAGAGGTGGACTACGCAAGGGTTTATCAACAGGCATAGAGACACTTGATGAAATATTTCTAGTGCGCCCATCAGAAGTTACGATCTGTAGTGGTGTACCAAACTGCGGTAAGTCAGAGTTCATAGATGCGATAGCTGTAAACATGGCACGTGATCACGATTATAAGTGGGCAATATGTTCCTTCGAGAATCCTGTATCAGAACATTTAAACAAGCTTGCTGAAAAGCATGTAGGTAAACCAACAAGGGATGGGTTGACTCCTAAGATGGATGAAGAAGAGTTGCTAGATTCTTATGACTGGTTGGCACAACACTTTTTCTTTATCAGATCAGAGGATGAATCACCTACGATTGATTGGTGTCTTGAGGCAAGCACGAGTGCAGTCTTAAGGTATGGTGTGAACGCAGTTATCTTTGACCCATACAATGAGTTCGATCATCAAAGACCACAGGGTATGACAGAGACTGAGTACGTGAGTCAGATGATGAGCAAGATTAAAAGGTTTGCCCTTACGTATGGTGTGCATGTGTTCTTTGTAGCACATCCGGCTAAGATGAGAAGGTCAGCCGATGGTGAGTTCCCTCTAGTAGAACCTTACGACATTGCAGGTAGTGCAAACTTTGCAAACAAGGCTGATGTCATACTGATTGTAGAGAGAGACTTCACGCAGGGGAGTAGGGATGTCAGGATACACACGAAGAAGATGAGGTTTAAACAGTCAGGAAGTTTGGGTATGGTGGACTTGGAGTATGACCCTATCAGTGGGCGATACTCCAAAGCTTTTGGATACCCGACTATTTAGCTTTTTTTCTAATGACTTTAGTCTTAGATTTTTTAGCAGGTGCTTTCCCGCCCACCCATGCCTCGTTTACATCAGGTGTGGATGGGTCATCTGCTACAAACTTTCCTTTGATAGTTCGTTTGCGTACAACTGGCTCATCAGCTTTATAGTTTCCACCATATATATCTTTGCCTTCCTCTTCTGCTGTATCAACTTCTTCAACAACTTTATCTACAGGTTTTTCTATAAACCAATAATTAATCCACGATTTAACTTTACTCAACATAATTTTGCTCCTTTGTTTTTAAATTTATTAATCTTTGTAAGTCATGTTTCTCTACAATAAAATCCAACTCCTTACTCTCTTGTTCATTCCACATACGGAATAGTTTATACACATATTGTCGTGACACACCTACCTCACTGGCAATTTTATTACCATTGATTCCTTCTGCACGTAACTGCCTGATCATATCAGTACGCTTTGCGCTTTCGGGTGGGTTAGGAGGTTGACACAATGCATCATACTCATGTTGTGGAAGGTTCAAGCTAAGCTGATACCTTATCGTAGAGACTGGTTGCAAGATGATGTTCGCTATCTGTGTTAGCGAGTCACCACGCTTGCGTAATTCTATGGCTTGTTCAAGCCAGTATGGGGATTTATTTCTTCTTGGCATTGTTTTCCTCTGCTTGTCTCATAGCACTGTCTATGATGTCGTCTAACTCTGCATTGGTAGCAGGCTTGCAACCATTCATTTCATCTAGCTTTTCTCGTGATGCTTTTAATTGCTCTGCTTGTTTGACTACACCACGTGGGTCGCCCTCAAGTATGTCCTTACCTGTGATGTACCTATCATGTGCATGTGAAAACCATGAAGGCGAAAACGTATCAAGATCATTCTTTGCTATAAGAGATATTAAATCTTCAAACCACATGACATACCTACGGACACAATTAACACCTTCCCTTTCTATGTCAAATATCCAGTGACTCTCAGCCATAGACCTCAAGTCCTCTTTGCTCATCGTCTGCCTATACCTACCTGTCTGCACCATGTGATACACATTCGATGTGTCACTGAACTTCTTGAACTCCTCACCCCTAAGTATGGGGTCGTTAGCACGCTCTCTACCTACAATGATTACCTTCTTAGGTAGCACGACTATTTCTTTCTCATGTCTGTTGTCGTATGCACATATGATATCTGTCTTACGTACCATGCCTTGTAACAATATGTATTGTTTATCTATTGCCATACGTAACGCAAACTTCTCAGCTACCTTTCTATCAGTAGACCACGAACACCCTTGCTCATTGAATCCATGACAACCCCTGAACACTGCGAACTCATCAGGCAAACTGTCATAGAAATCCCTGTCCACTTCTTCTAGTGTGTGTAAACGAGACTGATCCTGCAACATGTCGTAGTTGTATCCCCATTCATCGTACTCAAACATGTCATTGATGTGATCTATGTAGTCGCTTGGATTCTCAATAGTATTCCACCATCTATGAAAGACAGTCCAAAAATTGAGAGGTGTTACCTGCTTGTGTATAGCATGCAGTGCCTCAATCCTATATGGCTTGTCCACATGTATCATCAATTCTTCTATGTCTTTCAACTGTTGTTTTGTTTCTTCTTTATTCATAATTTTCCTATAAGGTGAGGACGAATGAGGAGATAGTAGTAATTTAAATTCATCCGCCCTCGTTGTTATTTATTTTCTATTGCATCGTGTACTTGTTTTGCAATCACGATACCCCAAAGACAATCGGATTCAAGAGACCTGTGTAGCCATTGGTTTGCACTGTTTAAACGCTGTTGCTTCATCTGGTGCTGTTCAGGTGTTGTAAAATCAACTGTTACTTCTTTCGGTTTGATGCGCCAAGCCATAGGTTTCTTTACAGACTGCATGACAATGTATCCTCTGTCTCTAGTGCCTTCTTCAAGAAACTTATTAATGAATCCTGTTCTTTTTGCAGGTACTGCATAGCATCATCATGTCCCCATTCATCAGGCATATGCTCTATGAAGTCACTACTAACTGACAAAGGTTTATCTTCAATCAGTTCAAGAAAGGTTTCTATGCCCTCTTTATTAAGAGTTCCTTCATCATCTAGCATGGGTAACACATCAGTCCACCATGACAAACCCATTGCCCACAGCACACTACCTGAGTTGTACGAGTCTCTGTAATACACATCACCCTGTACATATATCTTATCGTACAAGGGTTCAAGCTGTTCATGTGAGGGATGATCACCCAACTCATCTAACAACACCCTATGCTCTGCCATTCTTTCATCGTATGCCTTCGCCATATATACATCTGCACCCATTACACTTTCTCCTTATTTTTTTTATTTAATTTTAGTTTTAACAACCATCGCTTGGGCATCTTACGTTTGCCCACAACTCCATCGACCTCATCAGGGCAACTGTCTCGCCACACCTTCTCAGCATCTTTAAGATTCATTGACTACCTCCGAGATTCTTTGTTTGTATTCTTCATCAGACAACAATCCTGACTGATGCATGCTCGTTATGTGTGGCTCAGAATTTAAGTAAAATATTTCTAACTCTTCAATGTGACGAATAGCATCCTGCTTGAATTGAAAGCTTTTCATTTCTTCAAACTGAATACATTTTGTATACCTACAATTTGCACAGAAGAATACTTGATAGTCACCCCCTATATGAATTGATCTGTATATCAAATAAAATCCTGATGCACCTTCGATGACATCACCAAATTTTTTAAGATTTATATTTGTATTTTGTGAGGGTAATGTCATTGGTTTCTCTCCAGTAATTGCACACCCATCTTCCGTAACATATCCATCACCATGTTATGCAACGCTAGGTTAGGTTCTTTGCGGAACACAAGTGTCTCATCGTTTAAACTATCTCTTGCAGTCAATAAGATGTCGCCATCGTTCTTGAATTCAACAGTCATTGTTAGTTCCCCATCAGGGATGTTTTCATTTTCCATACTTACTCCAGTTCAAAGTTAATTAATACGCTACACTTGCCAACAATCATGTCACCAAACGCAGTACGCTTGTTCTTCTTAAGCCACTTGTACCATTTGATACTAGCCATCTTATTGATTTCATTTGAGCCATCAAACTTACCATTCTCATCTATGATCGCATGACATTCCTTGCCATCATGGACAACGTGTAGTACCTCAATCGTTCCGCTCTTAGTCCACGACTGCATCGTTTCTAAGTCCGGCTTTTCATCGTACTCTACTATTTCAAAGAACATGCCTTCGTCATTAGGCACATCATCAATGTGCATTACGCTGTATGTATCACTCATATATCACTCCTTTCAGGATAAATGGTAGCAACACTAGACCATACTCCATCTTCAAGAACGTCCTCATAAACATAAACGCTATAGCTTACCTGTCCATCATCACCATAGTCTGAATCGTCATATGTAACTACGCACTTGACACCATTAACACGACACTCGGCACTATCGCCCTCCTTTGTACAGTCAACCTGAGAAATCAATTCTCTGATGTCGTTGTAAACATCATCATGTAACTCTTCGTTACATTCTATTGTGTAGTATCTTACAACCTCAGTAGATTCCTTTACTTTATACTCATATCTTTTATCACTCATAGTCACCCCCTTAGTGAATTACTTCTTCATTAACGACACGCTCAATCATTGCATCCTGCTTTTCTTTAAGCTGTTGCGGAGTCAATGCCTCCATCTGTCCAGTGTCTGTCCTGTGTTGATTCCATTCTTCGTACCAGTTAAGCCTCTCGGACACATCCTTTACCATGTCAGCTACGAATTCCTTATCGGTACGTAACATCATGTGGCAAACGAACGCAGTGAACATGTCATACCACACACCGCTTGGATGATATCCCCTCTCGGTTATCTCTTCCATGCCTACAAGATTAACGAAATGATTCGTTGCCTCCCATATTCTTTCGTATGTTTCTACACTCTCTTCTAATCCAACATCGCTTGAGCCTATAGTCTCAGCAATTTTGTTTAAGAAGTCTTTTTCTTTCTTACTCATATGTATCTCCTTCATGTATTGTAAGTGTTATTATATTCATGTCAACGCAATGTTTAATCACGTTTACACATCCTCCAAGAACCTGTCACCATAAGCCTCTACAGCCTCGATAGCTTGGTCAACCGAGTTCAAGGATATACCAATCTGTATGTATCCATGATCAGGCAGACAAGCAAGCAAGTCCCTCGTATTGTACAAATTTTGTACCGCTTGCTCATGTATCTTCTTATGATCTTCACGTTCACCTAAGTCTGTATCGTACTCTTCACTCATGCTACCCCCTGTCATAATGTGCCTCTAATAAAGCGTTGTACAATCCAATCAAGCACACACCTAGTCCGACACCTGATGCAAATAGGATGTACAAATCAAAGCCTGCTACGTCATAAGACAAGTGCAATGCATATTGATAAGCCAACCCAGTGAATGCAACAATTCCCATAGCTGTTGCCACTATTACTATAATGTTTAACATTATTGTTTCTCCTCTTTATCTACAGGATACACATTGACTTGCATACCCTCGTCTGTTTGTAACACCTCAACCTTAAGAGTCTGCCCCTCTTTAAGTTTAGGTTGTTCTTCTTCAATGGCTAGTTTAATAGCCATGTTTACACGTTCCTGAATACTATATTCCATAATTTTTTTCCTTGTATATGTAGTAGGTATATTCATATACATTCATATACCCTACTACTTATCCTCCAGTGCAAATCCTGTCCAGTCCTTGCCTTCCGTTTGATGCTCATATATTTCTATAGTCTTAGACATCTGATCTTCCATCGTGTCTATGCCACTTGACATCGCATTCGTAGTGGGGAAGTACACACAGCCATGTCTCATGTGATAAGGCAACTCAATAGGTCTACCATATCCACTTGACCAACCACCCTCTGCCTTCGGCTCTGTCTCTGTCAATGCAAAGCATATCTTACGTAGCATGGATGGATGTACCATTGCATAAGCACATCTGTCTATGTCCAATGGCTGACCTGCCTTCTTGATAGGAAACTCGATGAGGAATTTGCCACTGCCTTGTGATGCATTTGTGTATTCACATAATGTAATGGCACATGACATCCCTGCATCCTCAAGCTTGTCTATCAGCGAGAGTATGCTTGCACCTCTTCGCATCATTGTGTCCTCTTCTACATTTGCAGATGTACTCAAGTTGACCTTGAACTCCACAACTCTGCCCATTGACGACTCATTGCCTAGAGGTGACATCATGTGTGATGGGCAACCTGATACATACAGAGGGATGTTAGGCATGTAACCGGCTACATCATAGTCAAACGAGGGCAGTCTCTCAAAGGACGTAGCATTGTGAGCCATGTCCAATTCATCTGACATGCGTTCTCGTCCTTCTTTCCACCCAAATTCTGCAAGCTTTATTGCCTCATCTAAAGACACGTTGCCACTCCAACTATCAGGTGCATCTTGTGATGCTCTCCTACCCTTCCACACAGGTACTGATTCATCAGTCACATGTCGTAACACATGGTCAAAAGAATCGAAACTTTGTACAAAACTAGCCATAATTTTCTCCTTGTTTAAACGCTGTTATACTTTAGCTTCGGTACGAATCCTCTTCACAGTCTCTTCGTCCAAGCCACCAAACACATACTCACTAAGCACACTCTCCATGTCACATCCATCAAGCAATGCACGTCCACCTTTCAGGCTTGCTCTAGGTGATATGACACAACGTATCTTCATTTCATCCTTTGCCTTACGTAGTTTCTGCACAATCTTCGTGAAGTTTCTATCAGGACTGATAAGCAACTCAAGTTTCTCATCATAGTCAAGGCTGATCACCGGCTTGAACCTGTCAATGGTTGCACCATCTAGCTGATTCCTACCGACATACTCCCTGTCTGCACCTCTGCCATATGTATTGGCACATGCTATCAAGCGGAAGTTCGGGTGTTTCTCGACCACTCCACATGGGAAGTCAGCTACATCATTCTCCATTGATGCATTCAGAGCCACCAGTGCTTGAGGATTTGAACCATCGATCTCATCGAATAGGAACAAGCCACCATCACGAAAGCATTTGACGAATGAGGACTCAACGTAGTTGCCATTAGCATCCATGTATCCTCTTACCTCGTAAGCTTGGAACATAGCACCGGACATACCGAATTGGTAATCATCTTGCTCAAAGGCTTTGCCTAGCATGCCAGTCAACTGGGTAGCCATCGTGGTCTTACCACTACCTGCACCACCTACAAGCAACACATTGTCACCACGTATCAAGGCTTTGAGTACCTGTGGCAACTTCTCATGCATTGTCTGCTCACCAAATTCGATCTTGCCTTTAGGCTTTTTGATCTCAATGGTAGTCTTGCCACCGCCATGCTCATCAATCAATCTTTTGATTGTCTCCTCATCAACACCATCATGCATGCCATCGCTCAAGGTCGGATGAACCTTTTTGATGATATCAACGATCTCCTTTTCAAGAGCATTCTTAGGCTCATACTCTTCGAGAACTTCAGGCATTCCTACCTCATCACCTGCACCATCTGCATCATCTGCATCATCGTCAGCATCATCACCGGCATCACCGGCATCAACACCATCATCATCATCAGCATCAACCGCACCATCAGTAGGCTCATCACCTGTTGAGTCGTGATCGTTATCACTTTTGATCTCAGCGATGTCGATATTGTTATACAACTCGATGAGTTCTACATCGGACATTTGACTAGCACGTTTGCCATAGGCAACAGCCAATCGTTTGAGGATGTTGCGTTCACCGCTAGTGAGTTCATCCAATGTGCAAGGGAATCCGAACATTGCTTTAGCACTCTCAGCAATATTAATTATCATATCTACATTCATAACTATCTCCAGTTAAACTGCGTTTAAACAACGAACAGACTGTCAGTCTGCTCACAAGCAGGACATGGTGCAGTATCCATGTCTAGCATAAGTACGTTCTTACGACTTGTACGAAAGTGGAAGTCACAACTACCACAGCATACCTTCAACATCCTAGTGGATTGTTTCTTCGTAAAGTCAATGTCGATTGAGCCATGCGGATAGTCTCCCAAGAGACTAAGCACATCCTGTATCTGTAAGGTCAAGCGTTCACCGGCATTAGTAGCTGTAAGCTTGCCCTCAAGTCCGATTCCTCTCGCTAAGCGAGCAAATCTACCTTTGTGTCCACTCTCCATCCTATCCACTACATGAACAAGTTCATGTGCCAATACCTCCAATGCTTGAAGTCCATCATCAATCACCGGATTGATAAACACCTCGAAGTGATTATCACTTGATGCCTCTGCATTGATGCAGACACCGGCTACCTTCCCACCTCGGTGACGAGGGGCATATCCGACAGACACTCTGTAGAGTGGCATGTCATGCCAATGATTATTGCTTTCAGCAAATGTGGCGATCATCTGATCAGCACCTTCGGTGAGCCAAGCCTCACGATCTGTATAATTTTCCATCATATTTCTCCAGTTGTTTTAGTTTAAATACTCCCTTCACTTAAGTTCAGGGAGTAGTTTAAACAAAGGGTTATTAGCAAGCCTCTACGAGACCGCCGTTCAAATCAGCAAGGTGAAACCCTGCATCATCCCATGTGAACTTATAGTTCACTATAGGGTTAATCTTCCATTCAAGCAGATGCTTGAATTCATCACCTGACACATGACCTGCACTGAGGTAGATGCCATCCTTCGTCTTACGAAGGCACAAGTCCTCATATGCTGAGTCACACAGAGCAAATTCATCGGCTCGGTAGTAGACTTCGCCCATCACTTCCCCTATCAAGTACAACTGATCTTCATCAGTCCTGTCCCACAGTCGGAGCAGAGTGAAACCTCTGCCATCATCTGCCGGCATCATCAAAGGGTAGCCATCGACAAACAGCCATCCATTCTCGACACTGTCATTGCCACAGACGAAGGGCAAGCCCTTTATGTAGGCATCTGCCATCCTCTCTCGTGGCGAGCAAACACTGCCATTCGGTCGGTGAGTTATTACATTTTCCATATCATTCTCCAGTTGTTGTTTGGGGGATATGGTTTAAACCCCCTTCACTACGTTCAGGGGGTTTTAAACCTATCCTCCTACCATTTCAGCCACCATTCTAGTTCATGGACATTATGCACGTCAACTC